TATGAAGGAGTATTTCCCTCAGAAATTTGCTCAATCTTCTGCTGAAGAAACAACTAAAGCTGCACCCGTCCAGAATGTAGCTTCTGTTAGTAGAAGGTCAGGTGGACGCAAGTCTGTGAAACTCACCAAGTCGCAGGTAGTTATCGCTAAGAAATTAGGGGTGCCACTAGAGGAATACGCAAAATACGTGAAGGAAGGAGCTTAAAATGGAAAACTACAAAACTTCACGCGGGTCTAGTACGAGAGAAAAATCAACTCGTAAAAAAGATTGGACTCCACCATCCAGTTTGGATGCGCCAGCTGCACCGCATGGTTATGCACACAGATGGATAAGAACTTCAACTGCAGGATTCGAAGATCCAGGTAATGTATCTAAGAAACTGAGAGAAGGTTGGGAATTCGTTAAAGCCGAAACTATTTTAAGTGAGATCGGTGAAAATGACTACCCTGTTATCCATGAAGGAAAACACGCTGGTTTAATCGGAATTGGTGGCCTTGTGTTGGCAAGGATACCGGAGGAGATTTTGAAACAACGCGCTGAGTATTTTAGAAAAATTACTCAAGACAGAACGGACGCGATTGATAGGGATCTTATGAAGGAGCAACACCCGGACATGCCCATTAATATTAATAGGCAGTCTAGAGTTACCTTTGGTGGTAGTCGTAAAAAATAATTTTTTTGCATTACCTACCCGATGTAGCTTGGATAATATAAACATAATAGGAGAAAACAACTATGGCAAACGTAAGTGAAAAGTTCGGTCTAAGACCGTACAGAAAACTAGACGGAACACCATTAGTAGGAGCTCAAAACAGATACACAATTGCTAGTAACTATGGCACTGCAATTTTCCAAGGCGATTTGGTTCAACCAACTGCTGCAGGAAATATTGAAAGACATACTGCTGGTACTAGTGATGCTGTTGTGGGCGTTTTTAACGGAGTGTTTTATACAGATCCAACTACTCAAAAGCCGACATACAAAAACTACTACCCTGGTTCAGTGGTAGCGAGCGACATTACTGCGTTCGTTGTTGATGATCCAGATGCTGTGTTTTTAATGGATGCTGATGAGGCTTTCACAAGAGCTAATCTGTATGCTAACTACTCTGTTACTAACACTACAGGTGTAACACAAACAGGAATATCAAAAGTACAATTAGATGTATCTGCTACAGGTACTGCATCTACATTTGTTGTACAAGCAATTGACATTTCACAGGACCCAGATAATTCTGATACTGCGACTTCAAATGCTAACATTCTTGTTAGAATCAACAATCACTTCTACAGAAGTGGTACAGGTATATAGGATAAAGGAGAATAACTATGGCCATTTCACGATCACAACTAGTTAAAGAACTAGAGCCAGGTTTGAATGCTTTATTCGGCCTGGAATATAGTAGATATGAAAATCAGCATGCTGAAATTTATACTACTGAAACATCTGACAGAGCTTTCGAAGAGGAAGTAATGTTAAGCGGTTTTGCTTCTGCACCAGTTAAACAAGAAGGTGCTGGAGTAGTGTTTGATCAAGCAGTTGAAACTTTCACAGCTAGATACAACCACGAAACAATCGCGTTAGCATTCTCAATCACTGAGGAAGCAATCGAAGACAACCTATATGATAGACTTGCTGCTAGATACACTAGAGCATTAGCAAGATCTATGGCAAACACGAAGCAAGTTAAAGCTGCGAACGTTTTAAATAACGCTCAAGTAACAACTGCTACAGGTGGAGACGGTGAATCTTTAATCGGAAACGCTCACCCACTTGCAACAGGTGGAACGTTCTCAAACGTTCTAGCTACTGCTGCAGACCTTAACGAAACTTCGTTAGAACAATCATTGATCGACATCGCAGGATTCGTTGATGAAAGAGGTTTAAAAATCGCTGCTCAAGGCGTTAAAATGATAATTCCAAAAGAATTACAATTTACAGCTGAGAGATTGATGAAAACACCTCAAAGAGTTGGCACTGCTGACAATGACATCAATGCTATTGTTTCTATGGGAATGCTTCCACAAGGATACAGAGTTAACAACTTCTTATCTGACACGGACTCATTCTTTATCTTGACTGACATTCCTAATGGACTAAAAATGTTCGTTAGATCACCAATCAAGACAGCGATGGAAGGTGACTTC